TGTAAACACATGATCTTATTAGACGCAAGGTCAATCTCATCAAGAAGTAAAACAGCACCTCTCTCCATCGCCTCGATTACTGGACCATTCTGCCATATAGTTTGACCGTCTTTCAATCTGTAACCGCCAAGTAAATCATCTTCATCGGTCTCAATTGTAATATTGACCCTAATCATTTCTCGTTTTGCAACAGCACAAGCCTGCGTTACAGCAAGAGTCTTACCATTACCAGACAATCCAGTAATGAATATAGGATAAAACTTTTTAGATGTTATAACATTTTTAACATCAGCAAAGTTACCAAAAGATACAAAATCTTTATCTTTATTAGGAACTACATTATCAGTTAGCGAACTAACAATATATGCAGCCTTACTTTCATTTGAAATTTTAGTATCAACTGATTCAGTTTCAGCAACTTCACCAGACTCATCATTGACGTTAAGAGTATAAACTCCTCTATCAACTTTGAACTTGTCAGATTTTAACCACGAAGGATTTTTAATCTTACCTTTTTTAACTAGATCATTAATCTCCGATCTAGTAACCGTATCTTTTTTGTAAGTATCTTTTAATACTTTCAATACGGATTTTTGATTCACATTTAGTTCCATAATATATAAGTCCTTTCTTTGTTTATATTATTTTTTTTTCTCATAATGTACTATTAAGCTATCATAATTTCGGCATAAAGTCAAGCACGAATAAGTGTTGATTTTACTAGGGTTATCCATGATTATGCAACCCTCTTGATAAAGTTTTGCAATAATACCCTTGATTCTAGTCTTTTTTTCATGCCAGACATAAACATTCTTTTTAACTGACTTTTTTTAACAGTTGCCGTATCATCATAAACTTTATTGGTAACTTTAGTGTCTGATTTCACATAGTAATAAACATCATAACCTGTGCCATAGTCAGCGATAAACTTATCTCTAGTAAACATTCTCTTAGCAAGAGCTTCTTTATTATAAGGCACATGAAAATTATATCTTAAATCTTGATATTTTTTAACTAGAAAGAAACCGATAGTCTGTAAATCATATTTCTTTTTAAGATTCTGTAATAGGTGATAAGTTAAATCTTTACCATCACCTCTATAAGAATAATCACATTTTTTGTATCTATTGTTTAGTTTAATCATCAACTGGCCACCATCAATACTAGAGATTGAATTGGCAGAACCGTCTGTTAAGGTAACTAAAGCAACTTTATCTGTTCTATAATCCTTTCTAAACTTGGCAATCATAGGATCCATAGCAATAAAAGCCTCGTTCAACGGAGTAGATGATAGGTAATACTTGTGACTAATACTAGGTATACTATAAGAATCATATGAGTTATAACTTCTTCTACCCATATAATAACTACCGAAATACATTGCTGATCTATGTAAGTTTTCAGCACATCTTTTAAAATCTGATTTACTTTGTTTATGTGTAAACAACTGAACCAATCTAGTAGTCTGATCTGGTTGAAGTGACTTACGGTCTGTAATAAATGGCGTGTCAGGATGACTTTTAAGTTTATTTGCCTGTCGTTCTTGATAACTAAATCCTGTTGAACCGTTATTTAAAAACTTATATACTGAAAAAGGTATATTGATTTTTCTACAAAACATCACAAGGTTTAGTAATTGTTCAGTTGTAGGTATAAGGTTACGTTGCATTGAACCTGACCAATCAAGTAAGAACATCATACCGTGATTTTTCTGATTAGGTATACTAGACATCTTTTTGAAGATATCTTCAGCATATTTGTATGAGTGTAATTTTAGAGGATCAATAATACCTGTTTTTGATATCGTTGATCTAGCGTGTAGTTGAGCATTCTTCTTCATTTCAAACTCTTTAACAAGATAATTCACAACACTAGAAGACTCATCCATAAACTTTTTAGTTTCATTTTTACATTTTTGTAAATCTTCTTTTTCACCTGTCATTAGTTTAGCGTCTTCTCTAGCAAAATCTCTAATATATTCTTTGTAAGGTATAATTAATTTGTTTAATCTAACACCTGGCACAGTAACATATGATCTTGAAGTAGCATTATCATCAACTTGTTTTTGAACAGCGTCATCAAAAGCCTCATTAGTAACTGATATGATCTTTAAGTCACCATCAGCGCCGTTAGCAGAAGCACCTTTTGTGTCTTCTTCTTTTTTATCTTCTTGTTTATCTTCGCCAACTTCTTTAGATAAGAAGTCTTGTAGTTTATCTTCGGTAGACTTATCTGATTTTTGATCTTCATTATCACTATCACTTGAATTGTCTGATTGTGAATCTTGATTATCACCTTCTTGTTTATCATCACCCTTGACTTTTTTAGGTGTATAAGTCTTTTTAAGCTGTGGTTGTTTTTTTAATTCTTCTTTACAATAACCTAGTATATCTTCGGCAAGTTTTTGTACATCAGCAAATGATTTACAAGCGTCAACTAGTTTTACAAAGTGTTGTTCTTTTTTATTGAAATCAAAATCTAGAGTCTTTGATGATTTGAAATACATATTGATCTTGTCAATAAGTGTATAATCTTTTTGTAAATTTTTATCTTGTGTGCCAAAGAAGTTATCTTTGTACATCTTTTTGAAACCTAATAGATAGTCATTAGTCAAACCAGGATATTTCTTTTGTATAAGTTTATCAATTCTAGCGTCTTCGATAACGTTTACAAACGATCTGAATTCTTGTGATCTATCTTTCATGTTCATCCAACCGTCGGCAGGTGTGTGTAAAGCATGAGATACCTCATGGCCAACTAACATATCATAAACGTGTTTCGATTTGTGTTCTTCTTTAAATATAGGGATTGTTAAGACTCTATCTTTTACATCAAAAGAAGCAGTCTTTACAGCGTTCTCTTGTACTTCAATATTTTCTGTTGCGAGAAGTTTAGCAAGTTGTGATTTATTTTTTTTCATAATGTATAACTTATGCTACTACGAATTGGCATAAAAGTCAAGCATTAAAAAAGTCAATAAATACTAGGGTTTTTGAATATATATAAAAGAACAAAACAAGAACATTAGTAGAATCAACACTTTTTAAATATAAAAACTGGTTCAAATTTACGACCTGATATATCTGGTCTTTTGTATTCACCCATATATTGTTGTTTTTGTTTAGTTTCAGTAGTATCTCCGTCTAGTGTAGAAACGGCAGAACCTCCTTGTTGAGTTGATAATGATAACCACCATGTATCTGTATGTTCAAACCCTACCTGTTTGGCAAGTTCAACTGTATCTTCCTCAAATGTTTTATACTGTTTTGTATTTGCAACGTTAAGTCCTAAAAACTTATTTTGTTTAAGGCCTGTATATGCATTGGCAATTGTCTGTTTAAGAAACTTCTCTTTCCACATATCACTTGTAGAAAACTTAATACTTGATTGTTCAGGTTCATCGCCATATGCTTCCCAACCAAAGTAAGGTGGACTTGTAAATACAAAGTCTAATGAATTTTGCATTGGCACATATGTTTCGCTACCTTGTCTTAATAATTTATATGATAAATGTTTGTGACCATATTCGTCCCTAATCTTTTCTAGGCCTTCGTATGTGGGTATACAAGGATCAGTACCTATGTAATTAACGCCTGCTGATATGGCGCCTAATAAGCGACCACCATAACCCATACTAGGATCCCATACTGTACCTGCTGTTGTGCCTTCTAGTGGACTGTCTTTATCTACAAATATATCATACATTGCAGCCGCAGCTGTAGGTCTAAAATTAGATACCATTTGAGTACCTGTGTATCTTCTTAACATAGATCGCATATCTGATTCTGTAATTGAATGTGCTGCCTTTTTAGTGAAAAAGGTGCCTGATAATATTTTGTTTAATCCTTTTTTAAGATGTTCTTCGTCATGCCATATCTCCATAGGTGTCTTCATCTTACCACACTTAATTCCCCACGAATGATCCATATAAGACCATGCAAGATTAAGACCATGTGCAGCCTGACCTATTATCTTATTCTTTCTATCAACTAAGGTATCTCTTTTAAAATTTATTAATTGATTGAATATATTATCACGCCATTTCTTGTCTTTAGGATAATAAGGAAAACCTCTTTGTTTCCACTCATCATGTACTTGCTGTAATGTTGTATCTTCTATCATATCAATAACCAATTATATGTTGCTCTCATACTTAATACTAGATACATAAATTCCATCAATGCTCTAGGCCAATCTTTATCTTTCAAACCAAAATACACCCACATTATACAAGCGATAACACTAAAGGTCCAACCCACCCATTGTGTAGAGATATTTGCATTAGATAATATAGATACACTTATCATCGCTAATAAGAAGCCTACCCAACGCCAACCGTTTATATGTTTGAATGATTTAATTTTCATTATATACATAAACATCGCCAGGCAGAGTGCCTTTTGCCCAACTTGTTTTACCCACTAGTTTCATATTATTTCTTAAATAAAAATTCTTTGCCACTTCATTATCACTTCTCACACTTAAATAAACTCGTCTATTTACAAACTTAAAAAATCTTTGTAACACATCACTAGCAGTACCTTTATTCTTGGCTGCTATTTGATGAAGAATACAATCATCTTTATATGCTTGAATGTCTCCTACTTTTTGTTTTCTTTTGTAAAAGTTATATGTGATAACAACATCATTATCTAATATTAGATTGTTTTTAGCAATCATACGTTTCATATAGTCAGTTCTTATATGAGGAAACCATTTTTTATGTAAATAAAAGATTTCTTTTACTGTTTCAAAGTCCGATATTTGTGCGTGATACATACTTCATATTATATCATAGATGACGGTCCTCGTCAAGCTATGAGAGTCCTGAGGGCGTTATTTGCCTCACAATCGACTACTAAATGGATTCTGTCTTCTTTTGACGTATTTCGGACAGCGTGTGGTTTACTGACATCTGTATAGTAAAAATGACCAGTTTTAAGATTATGTTCTTGTCCTTTTTTATCTTTGGCATTTTCATATAAAGTAAATATGACATCTTTATTTGTGCGAATTGGAATGTGTACTCTAATTATTTTACCACTATCAATATCTTTATCTATTTTATCAGAGTGCTTGCCAATGATTTTACCTTTTGATAGTTTCATAAATCTAACTCTTTCATATCTACAAGGAAGTCTGTCTAGTATTTCAAGTATAGGTTTCATTTCATCAAGATTTATTAGACTAGTGTATTGTAGTTTTGTATCTATATTAACTGAACTTTTTAAAACACCAGGTTTTAATATATCTAAAGGGTGGCTACCATAACCATGAAAAGATAAAGCAGTCCAATCGTCACCCTTTGTATATTTTGTTTTAACTTTCTTAAATTCAAAATCATCTAAAAACGTTGATATTTTTTCTAAGGAGTTTTTATATGGTTCTATATTTAATTCTTTTATCATTTGCCTCCCATCTCATTCTTAGGTTGTTTTTCCCATCTAGGTGGATTATCACCACCCACGTCATAATCGTGATATGATCCCTTTTTATATGTATCATAATCAGGTCTAGGGGCATGGCCTGTTTTACCCTCTTTAATATCCTCTCTAGTAAAGGCAGGTTTTTTACTCTTGTCTAAACTGCCCACGTTAGTAGGATAGCCTGGTTCTAATTTTTGAATTTTTCCCCCCTTCGCTAAAAACTTTTTCATTTGCTCATCTCTTTCAGCTTGGGTTGCTTTAGGTTTGTATTCTTCTAGGCCAGAGTTATCTTTGAAACTGCTCATTTTTCTCCTTCTATTTTTAATTTATCATCTTTAGGCACCCAATCTTTTGGCACTTCTTGCATTTCTTCTTCTTTCATCTTACTCCATATATCATCAAAAAGTAAATCAGGTTGTTCTAACATAACTTCTACCGCACCTCTTAACTTCTCTTTATTATATGATATCTTTCTTTGAAAATCATAGTACGCTTTTAACTCTTTATATTTTTGTTTAGGTATAGGCATTACTTAATTACACCACCTCTTGCATATTCTTTTAACATTTTTGATCTTGTTTTTTGTGCTCTTTCTAATTTAAACTTACTTACTAGATCGGTAAATACATAGCCATTCATATGTTCATTTTCATGTTGAAAGACCCTTGCTGACATTCCGTGTAGTGTTTCTTCTATCTCTTTGCCATGTTGATCTGTATATTTTACTGAACACCATTTAGGTCTATTGATAGTTAAGAATAGGAAAGGAAAAGATAAACAGCCCTCTTTAAAATTTATTGTTTCTTTACTAACATCATTTATCAAAGGATTAAACACTGATCTTACTTTACCATCTTCTATCTGTGGGTGACCACCCATAACAAACATACGATATGGTAGGCCGACTTGATTAGCAGAAAGACCTAGACCACCATACTTGACCATTGTATCATACATTACTTTTGATAGATCAAGTCTATCTTTAAAATCAAATTCTTTTAGAGTATCATCTACAAAAGGTGCCACCTGCATTAACAATCTAGGATCACTAGGTGGTATTAAAGGTAATATTCTTTTTTCTTCTTTCTTCGCTTGTAAGATTTTAGGATCTATCTTTGCTGTAACCTCTTCTTTATCACCTTTAATTATAGGAAGTTTACCTTCTTGTATCTTCTCGTAATTTTTAGCGATTTCTTCTATCTTTTCTGGTGTTAGTTTCTCTGCCATTATGCCATCCTCGTAAAGTTTTTGTACTTCTCAAATTTTAATATACTAGGGAACTTATCTAATAAGGTATCCCCTTTGTGTGAGATAACAAAAACATTTTCTTTTGCTAGTTTGTTGGTTAGTATTCTCATAAATTCATCTGTGCCTGAAGCGTCTAGTGAACTATCAAATATTTCATCTAGTATAAGTAGATTTGTATTCATAGAGTTTTTCATCTTAGCAATCTCTCGCCAAGTAAATAATATTGACAAATCTATTCTTAACTTCTCACCCTCACTAAAAGAGTTATAATTAAACTCATCACGGTGCCTAGATTTAATTGTTTCATTAAACTCATCATCTAAAGTAAAATTAACAAAGAAGTCCATATCTGCTAAATTTTTATTAATAAACTGATTCATTATAGGTAAATATTGTTTGATGATCTTTGTTTTAATACCTGTGTCTTGCATAAGATATCTAGCAGTATCTAAATAAGTCTTTTGTTCTTTTTGTTTAATCTTAGCTGTTTCTGCTTCATTTAATTGTTTTTGTAATTCTTCTAATTGACCAGTGGCAACACCTGTTGTAAACTTATCATCTGATAACTCATCAATCTCATTTTTTTTATTTGCCATATACTTTTTGATTTCTGATATAGATGTTTCGTATCTATTAATCAATAATTCTTTTTCTCTTATGGTGACCATTGTTTGATTAATCTTTGTTAATCTAGTTTCGGTAGAACTAATATCTTTTTCTATCTGACCTAATGCAACTTCTAACTCTTGTATTTTTTCTGCCTTTTTACTCATCATTGTAGTTTTGTATGCCTCATCAATCACTTGTTGGCAAACAGGACAATCGTTATGTGTCTGAAAGAAACCTAAATCTTTTTTATGTTTACTACAAGTATTTTCTAACTTGGCTTCTAAATTATGTAGTTGTTTATACTTATTATTTATTTTAGTTTCATCTAATATTTCACTTTGCAAAGCGGTCTTCTCAATAACTACTCTATCTATATCTAATTGATAATTATCAATATCTGTTTGAGCCTGTTGTATTTCTATTTGTTTTTTATCAATCAGTTGTTGATTATTGCCACTCATATCTTCTATGTGTTTCTTTTGTGATTCTATCTTACCATCAATTAGTTGACAATTGAAATCTGATTGTTTAATTACCTCATCTTGTAGTTTTTGTTTTTCTCTAAACATTAAATTCATTTTAGAAAAAATTTCAATATCAAGTATTTCTTCTACAACCTCTCGTCTATGTCTAGCTCTCAATTGCATAAAAGGTACAAACGAAGCATTACCTAATATGACAACTTGTGTGAATGATCTGAAGTTTAGTTTTAATATTGTTTGTTCTAAATGTTTCTGATAATCTCTTACAGCAGCATCTTGATTCAACATAATGCCGTTACACCATATCTCAAATATATTAGGCTTGATACCTCTTATAATTTTATATTCATTTTGACCTATAACAAATTCTACCTCTACAACACAATCTTTCTCATTGATACTATTGACCATCTGATCTTTTTTGATATTTCTAAATGCTCTCTGAAATAAACCAAAACATAATGCGTCTAACATGGTTGACTTACCTGCACCATTCTCACCAACAACTAATGTCTTTGATGATCTATCTAGTTGTATTTCTATAAACTGTTGACCTGTTGATAGAAAGTTTTTATATCTTACTTTTTTGAATATTATCATACACTATCTATTGGTTCACATCCTATTTCTAGGCGTTCTACACTTAGAAAACCATCCTCATCACTTAAAAATTCTCTTGTCATTTTTTCTTTTATTATAGCTGCAGCTTTACACTCTTTCATTGTATCAAATGTACGAGGTGGATCTTCATACATTGTATTACATTCAAGAACTGTCACAGCACATATTATGGCAAACATTTTAAACATTTTTATTCAGCAGATATATCACTATCTTGAGCCTCCACAAATGTTTCTTTGATCATGTTCTTTAATTTGTCTTTATCTAAATCGACAGGTAGTTGATCAACATAATTATTTACAAGTGTCATTGTATCTTCCGTACCTTCTACAACATCATCACTTACTAGATTAGCATTAAGATCAGAATAATCTTCTAAGATTTTTAATTCATGTACTGTTATCTTATTATACAATCGATCAAGTAATCTATCAAACATTTCATTATTCTTTTTACTAACAACAATAAGTTTTACAAATTTATTATGTAAATGATCTATATCAAATTCATCATAGTTTGTTTCGGTATCATTATACATTAACTTTTGAAATATAGTATTTGGATTAGGTATGAATTCTATATCTCTTGTTTCAGTATCAAATATATGAAAACCTTTTGTCTGACCATAATCTGACCATGTCATTTCGTATTGAGCGCCTAGATAGAATATTTGACCATCATCATTTTTTGTATGAAAGTGACCACTAAATGTTTTTTCAAATCTTTTTACAATACTCTTATCATAACCATGTGTTTGTGTTATATTCTCGTGCATATAGAAACCATTTAAATCTAAATGGGCCATACATACGTCAGCCTTTGCTGTGTTTAACATATCAAAAGATTGTTGTTGATTTTCAGGATTTATCCATGGCAACATTAATATCTTTAGACCATCAAAGTCAACCACTTTAGGTTCTTCGTATATCCACGGTTCGTTAATGCCGTCAGGCGCTGTACATAACTGTTGTAGGGAGTTTACTTTATTTGTATTCTTAAAATAGATATCGTGATTACCTATCAACATATGGGTATCTATCTTCATATCCCATAGTTTGTTTAGAAAGCCTTTTCTAAAGTTATCTGCAACTCTAAAATTAATAAACTTTCTTCTATCGACCACATCACCTAGATGTATTAGTGTTTTGATATTATGTTTTTCTAGGTAAGGAAAAAATACTTCTCTGTAAAATTTGTGTAAGAAATCATCAAAGATCATACTATCGTTTCTCACACCGAAGTGAGTATCATTTAATAACGCTATTTTCATTATCTATTTTTTTTTCTTTTTCTTTACTTTTTTAGGTTCTGCTGGATCACTTTCTTTTACATTTTTTTGTAAGAACTCTAACATCTGACTTCTATATTGAGCATCATCGCCAACTAAAGTATCTAACATCATTTCGCTACCAGAATTAGCAATTAGTTTAGCCTTAACATCTTGCTGTTTCTTTTCTTTCTGTATTCTTCTTATAAATGCATAATATATAATTTGTGTAAAATATGCAAATGGATTATTAGATTTATCTGGATTAAAATTACTCATATATTGTAAGCAGTTTTCTATACCATCTGATATCATATCATCACGATAAGTATAGTTTATAAAATTCGGTCTGTAAGATAAGTGATTAGCGATCTTCAAAAAACACTCACCAATATAATTGGTCACTTCAGGTGCTTTCCTTTTCTTCTCTTCCGCTTTTCTAACTTTAGCACGGTGTTCGATCATAGCCTGAAGAAACTTCTTATTATCTACATAATGAGGTTTCAATTTTGCTTTTGTTTTTTCCATAATTTATCTTTCTGATTAATATAACTTATTATATCATTTTTGCTATTAGATGTAAAGCCTTTTAAATATTTTTTGCTATTGCTTGACAGTCCTAGGAACTATGTTATAATCGACTATGTAGGAGTTTGGGGAGATACCTTAGCTAGTATTCCTAGTGTATAGTTTTTTTTCCAAATAAGCCAATTAAATCTTCTTCCGACCATTGTATATTTTCTTTTGGTTCGGTCTCTCTTAATCTATCCATTTGATCAGCTAACTTATATATCTTTTCTATTTCTTCAGCAGATAAAGTAGGTTTGGCATTTGCTTTCTCTTTCTCTATCTTATTTAATATTACCTCATAGTAATGTGATATATGCTGATTTGCTTGAGTGATAACTAATATTTTATCTTTAGGAATAATAAACGTTTTATCATCTGTAAATGATATCCAAGGAGTTAAAGTAGAGTCCTCTTTAGAACCCATTTCTGTTTCTCTCTGTACCGTATGTAATTCTAATGCGTTTGTGATTCGTAGGAAATCTTTATCAACAGCTATAGTACCCATTATAGTACTACCATCAGTAAGTTTTACCATACGATAATCTGTGTTATTATCCATTTTTAATCCTTTAGGTTAATATTATGTATTTCGTAATCGAACTCTTCCTCGTTGTATATATTTATTCTTTCCTGGAAGTGCTTTAGTGTATAATTTTCTTTAGACTTATAATTTAAATCATCCGCTATATCATATAAAGTGGCATTGACTTTATTGTCGCCTAATCTCAATCCTCTACCGATTGATTGTAGATTTCTTATTCTACTTTTTGAAGGGCTTGCAAATATTATATTATGTAAATTCTTAATATTAATACCTGTTGAAAAAGTGCCATAACTCGCTACAATAATTGCATTGGTTTCATTCTCAACTATCGCTCTCGCCTTTTCTCTCTCTTCCGTTTCGACACCGCCATAGATATAAAAAACCTTTCGATCTTTTTCCGCTTTATCTTCTATACTTTTATATAAATCTTTACCATGTTTTTCTACCAATTGAAAAAGCACTAAAGTGTTACCTTTTATTTTAAGTGCAAGATTACGAATAAAATTATTTCTCGCTTTACTTGATACCAGATAATCAATCTCATCTTGATATTTACCTTTAGATACTATTTTAGCATTTGCCTCACTATGTTTAAGTATCAAACATCTTACAGCTAGATTACTTAACTGTTTTTTGTCCATAAGTTTTTTAGTAGATGTCACTTTATTTACGGCGCCAAACAATCCTTCTAAAACTAATTTATGTGTGTGAGCACCATCTAAAGTACCTGTAAGACCTATACGATATTTACAGTCAACTAGTTTAGTCATAATTTCTGTCAATGATTTAGATTTAAATAGATGTGCCTCATCACCAAATACACAACCGAACTGTTTAAAATATTCTTTTGGCAACTTATATAGACTTTGCCATGTTGATATTAGTACTTTTTTATCTGTTTGATTAGAATATCCACTATACAATCTATGACAATATTTCTTTACATTCCAACCATATGATTCAAAGTCGGTATACATTTGTTCTACTAATGATGTAGTTGGCACGATTAATAACACTCGATTATTAGATTCTTCTTTAATTAAATGACTATAATAACGAATCAAAGAATATATGATGAATGACTTACCTGAGGCCGTAGGACTCAATAGCAACGCCCTATTGCGTTTTAAACTATGATATATTGCGTCTATCTGATAATCTCTTGCTTCAAATTTCTGACCTAGACTATTAGAAAATTTAGTGACAACCTCTCTATCAACCTTGTTATCTATATCTACATCTTTGGCAGTTACTATGGTATATCCTCGTTCTTCAGCAAATGCTTTGATGTAAGGATACAGGCCAAAGTAAATCTCTTTTGTCTTTTGTGAGAACAATCTTATCTTGCCATCCCACATACGATTACGAAATGCTGGCATGAATTTATATCCTGGCACATAGAAAGTAAAAAATTCAGATATTTCTCTTTGTATATCCGACTCGCAGTCTACCGTTATGTAAACTTCGTTTTTCTTTTCTATGATGATGAGATTAGAATTGTCCTGATTGGTAATCATATAAATGTATGTTCAATTTTTTCATACTTATATTTATAACGATTATGTCCATGGTTTTCCTACGACCCAACCTACTAAAGATTTTCTAGTGCCTTTAGTGATCTTATCTACTTTATGCCAAACATGACTAGGAAAAATTATCATGTCGCCTTTTTTAAGTTTAAATTTTGTTGTAACCGATAGGTCTGGTTTAGGATGAGGATCACATATACTGAAATCGCCCCCCTCATATCCATCATTTAAACATAAAGTAAAACTTAATTTTCTAATAGTATTATTTCTATACGGCTTTACATGGTTGTCTGTATGCCAATTATAATGATCGCCTTCATTATATATTGTAAACTGTAAATCTTCAAATTCTTTTAATGAGAAGTTCCAATTACTTTCATCATTTGCTGATTTAATAAAATAACTTAATGTTGTTTGTAATTCTTTATCATTTAACCACGATATATCAGAGCTTCTATTATCATCATTACCGTCTGCAATTTTTGCTTTTTTAATAGTCAATAATTCACCATCTTTTATTATTTGATCGCAAAAACTATCTGGTACAATTTTTTCTTTTAAGTTATATATATTCTCAAACATGCTAGATAGCTCCGCTAGTAAACTTCTTCCACTCGATAGCATTTTTAATTAAGAATGTTCTATTGTTTACGCTTCTCAATACTTGTTCAAGATATTTAACTATCTGATTTAGATAGGCAACTTTTTGATCTGCCTTTTGTAGATCAGGATCAGAATCCATATAGATATGTACATCTGCCTTTAATACTTTTATATCAAAAGGTTTCTCTTTATACACACTAGGGTCTGCTTTGCCAGTGTAATATTCCCACTTATCTCTTATCATACTCTTATGATCGTATTCTGCCTTTTTTAATAGTAAAGAAAACTTATTAAAATGTATTAAATATTTGTTATGTAATAATGGTATGTTTATAGATTCAGTATCTAATTCGGTATCGTCTAGTTTAAAGTCCTTATTGACTGATTGTTGTAATTCTTCTAATGTCATACGGATATTATATCACCTTTTCGGTTAATTGTAAAGCTGTTGCAACATTTTTTCTTGCGTTATATATTTTAGGTTAGCACATGAACTCCATTCATTTATTGGCATATCTGTTTTTGCTTCGGTACCTTTATTCACTTTATAAAATTGAACATTCGGAAACTTATTAAATGTATTCTTGTGTTGTAGTATCCAGTTAAATGTTTCGTCTGGATTATTAGGTCTGGCTGCCAATGCGTCTTTTTCGGCATAACTATCTGTGCCAGCATATATGTTATTTACCTTATCCGTATTAGAATATAGATCGTGTCCCACTATATAAACTTCTTTAGCATTTAGTTCACATGCCAAATGTATTGATCTACTGCCTGTCGCATATGCGAAGCCATCTACGTCTGGTTCAATATCTATTATATTATCTTCTTTAGAAACACCTGTGATATAAGTTATGCCTAGATTATGTCCCTTTGTGAGTGTAAACACGCCATCGGCACCATGATAAACAACCTCATCACTATCATTCCATACAATATCAGTTTTGTCTGCCATTGTTTTCATCATTTCTTTTGCAACAAATATCGGCACAGGTGTCCAGTAACCTAGATATATTTTCATGTCTTTGAGATTTGCTTTACGATATATCTCGTGTGACATTCTTGAATCTAATGCCACTAATATATCAGGAGTGAAGTCACGATATATAGCATTACAACCTATTACAGTTGCATAGTCTTTCATTTTTTGTAAATCTAGGCCTTGTCTTGATTGCCCATTACCGAGGCAGACGGCCGTATCTATCCATGTTAAAGTCTTCATCAAAAATCATCCTATATTGTCTTGTACTATAATTGTACTATATCATAATACATATAATTAAAACTTGCCGATACTTGTAAATAATCAATATCACTTGCTTTAATATCATAAGATAATGAACCTAGAGATATGGGAAAAACATTCTGAAATCTTATCTCTGTTTTGGCAATGTTCTTACTATTTAAAACTGTGAGTGTTGCATCCGAATATATACCGCCCTCTGCTAGAGGCTGTGGTATACTTGTTCCTGTTGCAGCCGTGCTTGATGTTGTGCCAGGAAATCTATCAGCACCAGTCGCTTGTAAATTTTTAAATTGATCGTGATTTTGTGCAAATCCTAAACCTGTAATCCAATCGTGTATTTCCTTATAGTTGTTGAGATTTTCATCAACAAGAAATGACACATCTAAAGTTTGATATGTAACTTTATCGCCGACACCTGCAATGTCTTTTAGAGGTGTTTCAAAACTTGTAGACCCTAAAGAGATACCAGGTATGTTTGCTGTCTGTACAAAAAATTCAACATTAGGTAGTTTAGTCATTTTAAATCTAAACTGTATCGGACTTGCATAGTCAAATTTACTAGGTGTTCTATCAATTATATTTGTATCTGTCATAATACTATTTATCTGTTGAATTATCTACTTCTTGCCATTCTTTTTCAGTGGCTTTTTTCTCTAGTTCTTTTTCATTTTCTGTAAGAATAATCTCTTTTTGTTCTACTTTTTTAATCTTTTCTTCTAATTCTTGTAGCACATCTTGTTTAGGATTCATATGGTTAAGACAATAAGCGAGTACACCCATGATAACTATGAGTGAACCTATACCTAAAACTATTTGTTTGAATTCTTTAATTTTACTTTTTGTCATCTTTTATGTACTATTTATAATCATTAAGGACAAAAAAAAGGGCGCCGAAGCGCCCTTTTTCGTAATCGGTATTAACCAATATTACATAATGTTAGAAACTTTAACACGTCTGTAATATACGTTTTGGTCACCAGCTGCAGGAGACGTTAAGTCAATTGCACCAGTACCGTTAGTAGTTGCGAAAGGATTAGCAACCATACCATATCTAGTTTTGAAACCGATTTTTGGTTGGAAACTATCTTGACCAACGGC